CTTTGAAGTGGACAATATAATACTGTCCGCGTTTATGTAAGATGTGGCAAGACTGGTATAGAACCCGCTCTTTACGTGAGGATACACCAATTCTGGTTAGCGTTTCTCTCACTTTTAAAAAGTCATCGTGTTCGTTTAGCGTCACCTCAACAAAGGTTGATAAGTCGACCATTTCATTTCCTTAATCCACCGATATCGGTTTTTTCTTTTAATTCTTGGATTTGTTCATCGCTAAGTAGGCGCAAGGCTTCACGGGCTTTAGAATCGGATAGACCGAAGTATGTCTTTACACATGCTATATCTTCACTTTTTTCAGCCTTAACCCACTTATTGAAAGGTCTTTTCTTGGACCTAACTATATTTAGTAAATAGTCACTTTGCAGTTTCTTGTCTAAGATAGCCCTACGATTCATTTCATTAGCATACATGATACAATCCTTGTGATAGGAAAGCGCACGATTCACAAGAAATGGCTCATAGGATTTCTCTGTAACATCATCCACAATCAACTGTTTTTTACCCTGCAGGATCTGATTTACATAGTCAAAAGGATTACTCATTTTTTATAAATCTCTGTTATATCGTTGCTCTTAGCATTTCCATTGTTATTTTGTAGCGTAGGACGCTTACTACTAACAACAGCAAATGATGATATTTTAGCATAATTCATTTGTGAGTGTGCAACATTTACATCATCAAACATATTCCGACCAGCAACTTTTCCTACATTCCAACAACTAACACCATCATCATTCAAGTAAGATAAACTCTTTTGAATTAATGGTGACAAAAATACATTGTTCCAAATTTCATAACTAGGTGTATTTTGAATAGACTGTGTACTCTCATGTGTATAAATTTCCAAATCAAAATATGGTGGACTTGTTAATAACATATCAATCTTTGGTAAAGAGTATTGATCCATATTAAGTGCATTGTCACAGATTATTCTAACCCTATTTTCAATTCCTAAAAATTTAGATAAATTTATTAAACCTTCATACGTTTTTGTATTTGGCTCAAAAGCAATATATTCCACACCAGATGCAACAACACCCAACATTCTTCCTCCCCAACCAGCACATGGATCAAGAACAATTTTGGGTTGGTATTTTATACATAATAATTTTGCCATTTGAGGACGAAACATTGTATTCTTGGTCAGACCACAAGAAAAATAAATTCCTCGTTTCAATTCAGATAGATAAGGAGTACTATGACTATTTCTATTCCATTTTAAAATTTTTTCAAGGTTTTCTTTTGTCCATAAATTAGAAAAACTTTTTCCTTTATTATTTTCAATGTCATAAAAATTAGGAAAGAAGTGTTCGCATAATTTCATACCAATTCTTGATGTTGAATTTATGTATTCATCATTTGAATTCCATAAACATAAATTATTCCAGTCTGTTTTTAATTGGTTATCTGTATATTTTGTGATGAAATCAATATTTTCTAATTGTTTAGCAAGTTCAGGAAGAACAATGGCAAATTCAGAATCAGTTAAATTGCGTGTAGAATTTCTAATATTTAAAAATTTATCAATACTCACATCCATAATTGGAGTCCTATTTTCTTTATACCATCTTTCAACCATGTATCCATTTCTTGAAGAATACCAGTTTCTTTTAGTTTAGAATATTTATCGGCAAACATAAAATCATCGTTTTTTCCTTCTTCTCCACCTTGTTGATGCCGGAATATACGACTATCGGAATTGATATTTGATATAAACTTTTCTTTATATAACCAATTCATACGAAAATGATTATCTGGATTTACACCAAGAAATATAAGTCTTTCCCAATCCTTATGGCAAGCAAGATGATTGAATGTAAAAAAATCTATTCTTCTGCTTAAACTAAATTTTATTTCGGTTTTGTAGCCATCAATAATTCTATCGTGTCCTGTGCTATCTCTTTTACAAATATCACTACCATTTTTATTCATTATCTTTGAAACTAAAATTTCACCAAAAGCTCCCATTTGTGTATTTGATAAATTTAAATATCCTTCAAACGATGTTCCTATCCACGGATCATATGTTTTTTGTTTTACATAATTTTGAAGAATGCCGTCTTCAAAAAATGTGTTCAAATTAATCATGTTAGCATCCTGAACAAACCAATCGTATCAATTGTGGTCAACAATAGATAGTTAGCCAACATGCCAAAAGATTTCCTAGTCCAAGCAGCCCAAGCATACAGGGCACAGCCAGTAATCCAAACAGGATAGAGAGCCAATAGAGGTGGATTCGGGACCGTGAGTGCCATAGTAAGACTGCATCCAATACTAATAGCCCAAGCAAACAACTCAACAACAAACCGAATTCGGTTAGACTTAAAGTCATCTTTGATCCAATCAAATGTGGGTTTAAATAAATCTATTATCATAGATTTTCCGATTCAATTTGAACAGCATAGTACTGTCTTAGTTTCAAGTATGCATTGAGAACAGAATTAGGCACAATACCATTTCCATACTGTTGGGTAATTTGTTCAATTGCATTGGCTAATTCCCGAGAATATTTAATCTCAGTATATGTTCCTATTGGATGTACTTCAAAGTCGCTCATATAAACTCCACACTTACCATAAGTTCTGTTAAACATGCAACGGTGTTAATCTCAGCATCAGCAACAAATGCTTGCTTGTATTGATAATCGGCTAGAATGATAACCGCTTGAGGTATGCTTTGTGGTTGCAATACTTCATAAAGACTATCATACAGTTTACGATACAATGTTGCGGCATCAAAGTCAGCAGTAGCAACCCATTTGCGAATTGCACCAAAATCTTTGTTCTTCAAGTGTTTGGTAATTTCTGCAATTGATACATCACCAATCTGTGCGAGAATACCAACATCAATCTTACCAAACTGTGAGTAGCGTTGCAGTTCATTTAGAATGCGGCGAAAGTCAGGAAAGTGTTTCTTGATTAACTCAGCAATTACCTTGTCTTCATACTCAACATTTTCACTTTGCAAAATTGACTGAATGCGCTTGAAAAACTGCCCGGCCATCTTTGTCTTTTCATCATTCTTCAATGTGAAATCAACAACAGCACACCGACTGTGTAACGGATCAATGATACGATTCTTAAAATTACATGTAAAGATGAATGAACAATTTGATGCAAACTCTTCCATTGCATTACGCAAAGCTGGTTGGGTTGAGTTTGGATTTAGATAGTCAGCTTCATCAATGATGATAACTTTACGCCCGCCAGTGAATGACATTGACGAGGCAAAGTCTTTAATCTTGGTACGAAAAACATCAATACCCGATTCATCTGAACCGTTAATCATAATATAATCAGCATCAATCTGATTACACATTGCTTTCGCAACAGTAGTCTTTCCTACACCCGCACCGCCAGACAGTAACAGGTGTGGAATCTTTTCTGAATTTACATATTCTTGAAACGGCGTCTTCAAGCGTTCCGGTAGAATACACTCCTCAATAGTCTTGGGGCGGTGTGCTTCCGTCCACAATAAATGTTGCATAAAAACTCCATAATAAAAAAATCAAAAAATCAACCTTCGCTGGTTGAGCCAAGTTCTGTAGCAACCCAATATTGCAAGGGCTTTGTGTTGTTCTTAAAGTGTGCAATACCTTTGAAGGAAATAGAAACTTCATACTCACCTGGGATCATTTTCATGTTCTCAGTTTTGAAAAGCATCTTGTATTTCTTTCCATTGCCAGGAGCAACTTCAAGTTGATTAGTGTGTGTGGATGTGTTTTTGTCATCAAGTGCAGCCACAGAAACTTTGTCGCCATCTGATGTTACTGCAATGTGTGGTGTACCAAGAACGGATGAGGAACGTAAAATAAATTCTAGATCCGCTTGCTTAAGGGTGAATGTTACTTCTGCATCTGGCATTTTAACAGATTTATCGGATGCATTCTTAATCATAGTAGCATCACAAATTCGATATGTGATTTTACTACGACCAGTATTGTCATTGATAACAGCCGATTTAGTTGCAGTATCAATTTGAAGTTGTGAATTATCCTGATGCAATCCTAGGACTGCAAGGAATTTATTCAAGTCATAGATACCAAAATCTTCATCAATCGTT